TAACCCACTAACTTCAACTGTAGTGCCGCCACCCCCGTCAATAACGGGCGATAACGCACCGCTAGTTGAGTTTCGCAATATCAATAAGGCATCACGGTTATACGTCAGAGAATCTGACCCGTCCAGTGTTGTTTCGGTTGTGGCGATAGCGCCATAACCTTTAATTGACGTTGCTGCAATTGCTGGCATTTTCTCACCTGTTAAGAGGTGGGCAAAGCCCACCTTTCATTGCTTCTTTTTTGCCTTCGGTTTCGCTTTTGCTTTCGGTGTTACCTTCGGTTTAGTGGCAACAATTAAACGCAAAAAACCTTTTTTAACCAACTTGTTAGCTTCGTCAGAGTCCATCGGAACTTCTGCCCCCTGTTGGAGAGCAGAACATTTTCCGTTTTCACCGACCACGCTTAATTTAGGATGGACTACCAGATACTTTTTCATACTCATAATCCTAGCCCTCTATTAATCGTAGTTAAGCGCACAAGAATTACCTGCATAGTCATTGTCAACCATCCAACCAATAGCACCTGCGGTGATAAATTCGTGGTTAGAGTTGTACAGTGGGCGAGGTAATGCCATTGTAGATATACCCATTCCCGATACGGGTCGTACTGAACCGTCCAGTGGGAACATCATGATTTGGTTGCCAGACAATGCGTTAGTGGTTTTGATTGACGATACGCCTTGCAGACCTGCCAGTTCTTCAGAGATTTTGCCTTGGTTGTAATTGGTATTAAAATCAGTCTCCCAGTTACGGGCAATCTCACGAGATACATAGATAACAACGTCTTTAGTGCAGTTGTTAGTGATCCAGAGGTTATCCAGAAGAGTAATAAGATTAATCTTATTGTTAGCAGCAGTACCGCCAGTGAAATCAAACAAAGAGTTAGCAACTTGAACAACACGAGTGTCGGTCTTCATTCCTAGCCACTGTCTGCCATCAACAACGATTGCGTTGCCATTAACGTCTAAACATCCGTTCATGAACGAGTCACGAAGATGTCTACGCAATGCACGAACAGATTCACGTTGATCATCAATCAGGCTATCAAAACCTTCAGACTTCTGTGCTTCAAGTTCACGCCAGTTTCTAAAGAAACCTGTATCATGAATTGGAACAACAGTACCATCGTAGCTGTATTCAACTTGATCCATCTTCACGCCAATCTGACCTGACATGGATGTCTGAGTTGTACCTGCATCACTTGATCTACGAGTAACGTAAGTCAGTTTACCGATATTAACAGACCGTGCCAAAGGCAGTAAGTCGTTTAAGAATGTATCGCCATCATCAGAACGCATCAGTTCGATAGTTGAACTGTCAAATTCCTGATAAACTTCCTGCGGAATAAGCCCTGCGTTTACTTCCAGACCCAAACCTTTAAGCATTTGCTTATGGTTTGCTTCTTGAAGATTGGCAGCAGTACGCATAATATCACGCTGATTAAGCTGATCTTTAGCAAGTCTGCTGTTTGTTACATAAGATTTAGTAAATAACATTATCCTTGCCCCTTATGCTATCTTGACACGAACAAGAGTTGTGCCTGATGTTGTTAATGCTTCATCAGCTACAGCAATACAATACTGCGTACCTGCCCCTGAACCCTTGGTTAAAAGACCTGCGCCATTTGAAATAAGCGGATCACCAATTGCTAATGTCTGGCCAGTTGCCACGAGAACGTTCAGAATATCTCCTGAGCGACCTTGAATAGCGACCATGTTTTCGTTGATAGTCCACGCATCATCGGTTGACTTGGAACGCAACTGATCCTTGTCAGCGAATAATCGCAGTTTATTAAAAACAGTAGAAGCGTCATTACTTGCCGTTAAGCCTGAAGATGACTGCTCCATATAAGTTCCTGGAGCAGTACTTGCTACAGCAACACCCTCTACATTCAAAGGTTGAGCGTTGTTAGCACCTGCCCCAACATAGATTGTTCTCTTACCCGTTGCACTCATAATCAGTACTCCTATTCAGGCAGGTCAGAAACATTAGTTGCAAAAGAAAAATCATCTTCTTTATCACTAATTTCTGTGGTTGAGCCAACTCCATAAGAAGGGATGCTTTCTTGGTGCATGGCATCAAAATCTTCTTTGTTGTTGGCATAAATTGTCTTCAATGCAGATTCTGAAATACTGGAGTATTTTTCATTTGCCCTGATGACGGTGGTTTTTTCATTTAACTTCTTTTCAGCTTCTGCATCAGCGTTTGCTTTTAGCTCAGCAATTTCTTCCGCTTGCGCCTTAACTGTGTCAAGCAACTCGTTGTTGTCTTCGTTGACCTGAACTTTTTCGGCAGCCTCTTCAGGCTTATTTGCCTCAAGCTGTGCCTCTTGATATTTTGCCAACAAATCAGAATCGGAAATATCAGCATTCACTGTAATTCCCATCTCTGTTAAGGTAGCAATGATTGCGTCACGCATATTATCATCCTCATGAGATTGATGGTTGTTTTCCAATTCAGACTTATTGTCCTGAATGCTGTCGGGTACTTCATCGTTACCATCATTTACGATAAAGTGTTCCACTTTAACCTGCTCTGCGTTGATTCCTATGCCAGTACCTTGTTCAGGAGTGGCAGCACCAACGTTATCGAGAAGAATGGCATCGTGATCAAAGATCATGTTTCTCGCCACCCATCCGTATGAGTCGCCATCAGAATTAACTTTTGGCTCATCTAGCTCTTCAGCATCAACAAATACACCTACACTGGTGTGCAGTGGTCTTGGATTATCTGAAGTCTCTAATTCGTTTACCCTATCCAATAAGCGCTTGCCTTTATCAGACATCATTGCTTTTTGGACGTTAATTACTTTATCGACAGACACTCTCCCGTCATCCGTTTTGGTGGCGTTTTCATTAAAAGCACCAAACCGATATTCAAAATCGATTTCAGGATCATTAGCCGAAACGTACTGACCATCCAACTCTGGATGCTCGATAGTAACCGGAGTTCTATTTAGGGACACAAAGGATTTTTCAACTTCATCCGAAGGATAAAGCCCACCATTCATCACTATATTCGGAGGGAGCGTGAATGAAGGAATAATGACATGCTCAACGCCACGCCTGTTTTCCCGTCTAATACTTTGTTTATTGACCTTTTGCGAACAAAAAATTAATTTCTGTTTATACATTTTACGCCCAAGTATCCATTGCTGAAATGCAACATTACTTATATGATAAAACGTTATGCGTAAAAGTGCAAGTACTTACTATCGCTGAAACCCTTATATATCAACTATAGTTTTAAGACGGGATGAATAGAGCAGTAGCAGTTGATTCGATTTGAACCTGATGACCACCACCTATTTTGATCTTCAATGCTATACAATTTATTATGTCTGGCAGCATGGTGCGGTCTGGTAGTGGGTATCAAAGCAGACTTATGCATAACAACTCCATCAACATGAAGTGCTGTAGCGGCAAGCCCAAGCGCAATCATTTTGCCTTGATTAAGCCCTTGGTTAATAGTGGTGTTGACCACCCTATCAATCCTGGAATTAAATATCTCCATCTGCCTTCGTATCTCATCAATGATTTCTTGAATCTGCTTGCCTGATGACATACCAAGCAGTAAAAGCCCTGATATTCTGGCAGATGTGTCTTTAGCAACGCCATTAATTGAGTCTCTTGCGGATGACTGATATGCGTTTAACGTGGCTTTATACTCCCTACTTTGGAATACACTATCAAAGTTGTACGGCATAAACGTGTGTTCATGGGAAGAGATTTGTTGCATTAGGTCACGCTCAGTAGCCAATGCACCACTTCTGAATGCTCCCTCTATATTCTGATCCATAAAGAACCCACCGTTAAGTAACAGCGCAGCAAGCAATATCCCTTCAAAGTCAAAATTTGGATTGGTATCTTCAGGCAGAAGATAACTTACTTTATCACCATCTTCAGCAAAAGGTACAGACTCAGCCCAAGCAATAATAGCGGCAGATGCAGCAACGGTAGCGCTGTCAACAAACTTCTTTGCTCCTTTACGATTCTTACCCTGTTGAGTCGGATCTTTGCTACTCAACTTTAGCTTTTTCATCCTTCAACCCTTTTTGTTCTTCTTCGTTAGGTTGGGCTATATCAAGGGCGGCGAGTTGCTCATCCGGCATGTCTTCCGGCTCAAACTCCAGACCTGCGCGTTCACGCATTTCTTCTTCAGAGAACACTGGTTGACCACCACTACGGAACTGCTTCTCGTTGGCGCTTGCCATTTTATCCACAACCTCAACCTTCTCAAAGTCAGACAAAGTAAGTAGATCGCCCCATTTAATTTCGTACTCTTCCATTGGTAACACTTTATAAAGTATGCACCAATCAACAAATGATTTAATTAGTATGGCGAGAAAATTGTCACGCCTTGACTGCGCTATCGTCATAAGGTGGCTATAATCCTTGTCAGAAGCGAGCCTTCCTGTTTGCTGCCCAATCAGAAACGCTGATGGTATGCCAGATCCTGCGGCAATATTATTGATTGCGTTCTGGTAAAATTCTTTTGGATCGGTTAATTGTATGTTTGGGTATTGTGGTTTTATCCCCTTTAACACCAGTCGCTTACGGTGCTTGGATAGCCAGTCATCAATGGCATCAGCTAACTCTGTCTCGTCATCAGGATCAGAAAAATCGTCATCAGCGGTGAACACTGGTGCGTTACGGGTGTTCTGGTAATAACCTTCACCACCTGCTCCAGTTATCTTCCTAACATCCATTAAATCGTTGTATATGGATTCTAATGCCGGTATACCATATATAGAGCCATCGTCTGCACCCTCTGCCGCCATAAGCAATCTGGACGGGTGGATTGAAAAACTATTGCTTTTATGCTCATCTCTTGAGCCAGTCCCAGAACCATTAAATTTATATAGTGTTGGCTCACCATAATTAGGCTTCATTACGTCTAGCTCGGCAGACTGAACCTCAAGCTGCCCCTCATACAAAGGAACAAGCTTAACAATAGCGCTTATACCATTAAGTATGCCAACAGGCTTGTCTGGTCGCTTGCCGTCTTTGATTTGAATAAACATTCCGGCATACCTACCAACGCGCTGCCTCCTATCAAGACCTTTCATTCTATTCCAAAGATGGGTGTTCCGAACCAAGTCGCCAAACTCACCAACAAATACTTTTGATTCTGATTTTATTGTGGGCGCATCAACCCATGTTAAATCGACCAACATATCCACCACAGCCTTAGCTAAACCGAATCTGCGGTACATATTCCAGAAGCCCTCAAAACCAATTGAGTTTGGATACCCAAAATCCTCGTAGATTTGATGCATGGTATCGGCATTATCATAACCGCCAGATACAATTGACTCACGAATCGTTTGAGCCAACAAATTCATTTGCAACAATCTTTTGTCGTCACCACGAACAACTTCAGTTTTATTGGATTTTAAAAAATCAAAAAACGCCATACAATTACCTTTTTAACAAATAAGTCCCGCACTGCCCCGCTTACCCCCACTATACGCCATTATGAGCGCATCGGCAATATTAGGGCTTGGAATCCCACGTTTAAACAAATCTATTTTAGACTCAACCTTAGTCTTCCCGTTGCGATCATAATCCACCCTTGGGCGCGATAATTCCGCTCTCAATGTATCGATATGTGGCATATTTGATGGTATCGAGATTAAATCATCTGGTGAAAATTCTACACCGTCCGTTACAGCAAGATAAGTGTTATAGAATCTTTGGCGAACAGACCACCATTCCTGTGCTTTTATATTGGCAAACATATCCCTGTTCTTTTTGTTTGCGCCCTTAAGGAACGATCCGTTAGGGTTTTTCACCTTGCCTCCGGCATTAAAACCCAACGCCTTAACAAACTTGGATGCTTCTGTATTTAATTCTCTAATAACCACTTTGGCGGCTGCACCAACCCCGATAGAGTCGTAGACCAATAAATCAACATCATTAAGATAAGAGTAGTTATACACCGCTTTAGTGCAGACTTCGGAGCGTTCTTTGCGCCATAAATCAATATGCCGCACCTCACTACCAACTCGGTGAACTATCGCGCTAGAGTCCTCTCCTTCATCCGCTACATCATACCCCACTTGAGATATACCTGCGTTCCTAAAGCCTATTCTCTGTTTAGCATCAATAGATGCGTCCACCCACGCTGGTTTAATAATCGCATGTTCGCTGTCAGCAATTGGCTCGCCCTCGTATACATGGCGATACAACTCATAATCCATTTTCTTCATGTATTCCATTTCTTTTCTTAACTCTTTAGGAAACATTGGATTATCTGGGTGATTAACCTTGATCACAACAGCGTCATCTGGCGGCAGAACAACAAACCGTTGATAAGTATCATCGAGAATATTTTTTGGATTGAAAGACACCCATATTTCAGAACCCTCCTTTCGGATGGTGGGAATAAGCACCTCCCAGGAGGATTTGGCGATATTTTCTGCCTCTTCACACCAGACAACATCTATTGATTCGATTGATTTTATCTTAGTGATGTTGTGACGAATACCGTAAAACATGAATTTTGATCCGGTTTGGTTATGCACAATCTCGGTCTTAAGAACGCTAAATTCTTTGGTGTACCCATTTCGGTCGATGGTATCTTCTAATAACTGGATAACCGAATCCGCAATAGATGACTGCAACTCACGAGCGCACAGCACCCTAACTCTGGTACGTCTTGAGAACTCAATTAATAGACGAGCAATACTCCAGGATTTCCCTGACCCCCGCCCACCAAAACACACTTTATACCTATGCGGCTCTAAGAATGGCGCAAACACTGGGGGAGCTATCATTTTTCACCCTCGTCACCAACCTCATTCGCCTCGCCCTCAATAGAGTTAACAGCCTTCTCCTCAAGCAGTTTATCGCGCATATCGTCCAGTCCAGTTTGGAACAACTCTCGTAATGACGGTAAGCTCTTTATATCGATCTCATTGGTGTTGACCACCTCTTTTTTGTCAGTCCAAGTTGGATCGATGTTCTGAAGAATGTATTTCTGTGCCTGAAAGTCTCCTTCTCTAGCATTTTCCCTTACCTGTCCAGTGGTTTCAAAAACCAACTCAGCCAACCCTCTCTCAATAGCAAGATTAATCTTATCTTTATAAATGTTGGTAAACCAATCGACAGGCAGTCCCATTGCATGAGCGATCATGCGGGGATTTTTAAGCCCTTCTTTAGCGTAGTGAGAAACTATGGTGTAATCAATCGGCTCAACGTCATCGTCATCATCGTTAAGCCGATCATAAACGCTACTCACCATGCGCCTCCAAATCATATTGCGTCCTAAGAAGCCTACGAACTAACGTTTGTGCGCTTTTTTTAGGGTATTTTTCGTTCAGCCAGTCAAGTATATGTTTGTCGAGACAAAACGACTTTACATGATACTTCATACTGTCCGGCTTTTTCTTTCTGCCAGACCCATCTCTATACCCACCAATAACCACAATATCCTCCAATACGTTAGTGTTTACTAACTTGCTAACACTATTATAATCGTATACTATAGTTTTTTCAAGAGGAGAGTGATGTGGCTAAGAAATCAAAATCTCGCAGTGATGCGGAAAAAAAGTTCATGTACCAGACTCAGGTGATTGAATTACCAGAGCCGGACACAGAAGTGCTGTTCAGTAATGACAGAAAATGGCGTTTCGATTTTGCTTGGACTGAATTGATGCTTGCCGTGGAAATAGAAGGCGGCACATGGTCAGGCGGTAGACACATCAGACCAAAAGGATTTCAGGACGACTGCGTCAAATACAATGAGGCAACGCTGATGGGATGGCGGGTATTTAGATACCCAACCACCCTCATCAACAATGGATTCGCCATTAAACAGGTCGAGAAGGCTTATGAGATACTGTATCAGGCGATGATGGAATGACCTCGTCACCGAACAAATTCATCTGATCTAACGCCTGATTTTCGGCATCAATCTTCGCAAACTCCCGTCTGGTATGCTTTGTAGCGTGTCTTAAAGAAAAAATGTAGCTACTACATATTTTCTTTACTTTACGTTTTTTCATTAAAAATTTTCTTTACCTTGTTTTGATTTGGTTTTACTAACCCAGTTGCTGTAGTGAACGAGAACCAAGTCGCGGAAGTGCTTTGGTATCTTTTGGAACAACGCTCTCTTCTGCTCATCGGTTTTGGCATTAAGCAGTTCTTGTGCGTAATGCCTTGGTCTTTTCTCTAACATGGTTGTCCTCTACTATAGCTCGCCCTATAACTTCTGCTATAGGCGGTGTGATTGCGTTGCCTAACCCTTTAATTCTGTCCATGTATTTGGGTATGCCATGAGGTACTCGATGAATGATGGGTTCAACATCGCGCTTCTCCCTGAAATCGAGAATGCATCGGGTAACGAGTTCGTCCCAGTTCTTTCTACCCTCTGTAAAGATTCTAGCTTCCGTGCGCCTTTGTAATCTCTTGCGGCAGGGGTAGGTAATAAGCCAGAACCTATCTCTGTGATGGTTCGCACCAAGTTCGGAAGATGGTATACAGTGCCATTCTGCATCATACCCGATCTTGGAAATGTCCCAGAGAATTCGCTGTAACCATCGCCCATTGTCTCCACTAAGCAGCGCTGTGACGTTTTCAAATACCCCGTATTTTGGTCGAATCTCCCTAAGAAGACGGGCGCACTCTGACCATAACCCACTGCGAGTTTCGTCATTGACTCCTTCTTGTTTTCCGACTTGGCTGATGTCGGTGCAAGGGAATCCACCGCAAATAACATCAACTGCTCCGATGCCGTCTTTTCTGAGTTGCTCATAAGTTAATTCCTTTACATCTTCATAAATTGGTACGTCAGACCAGTGCTGACGTAGGATTTTCTGGGGATACGGCTCAATCTCACAGAATGCTACAGTTTCCATCCCTGCCGCCTCAAAACCAAGGGAAAACCCACCTATTCCAGAGAATAAATCAAGCACCTTCATACCCGTTTAATACCATTTACTGCATAAAACACCGTTCCACTCGATCTTTTTGTAATCATCGTGTGAAACAGGCGATGCATGCCTTTCATTAACTCTTTTTTTAGTATAACCCTTTAACTTTGCAGAATAACCTGCAACAACTTTCATTCTAACACTCAACCAGGAATCTGAATAAGGGAAATCAATTGATATATTTTTCATTTTTTCACCAGACTGGTGTCGCGCGATAGCTTTATATATTTGATCATCTGTCACTTTCATTTTTGCTGCCTCGACCTTGTTTTTCTCATCAACGTTGCTTGCTTTCATTTTACCTTCCTTTTTTGTTTATTAATTTTTCAAACGAGCAGCCTAGTTTAAAACACAAATATACCCTATCTTCCTTTTGTATATTCTTTAAAACAGAAGCTGTCCCCTTAATAACATCTAGTTTAGTCCCGCACAAAGGGCATTTAGGCATTTACCTTTCCCTTTTGTTTTTAATGTTCATTTTTCTTACCAGCTTTCCCGCTGCGACAAACACAGCGGAAACCCTATCATCAACAATCTTCAATAAATAAAACGTTAGCGAAAGTGCGCCAACCAACAAAAACAACGGCAACACAAAAGACAGTTTTAATGTTGTTAACAAGATCTCTTTTAGCGCTGCTGTTTTTTTCATTTAATTTCCTTGGGCGCTTTTCTATGTATCATCATCATTAATGCTTACCAGTGCCATTGCTATTGCGATAGCCAATAACATGAGTCCAATTACAATTTCATACCATTCCATCATCTTGCCTCCTGTATAATTTCATTAAGTGATTTGACAAACCGTCTACCTTTGGCTGTCAGTTTCACCAATTTACGTCTACGTTCCATTGGATCTTCATACGCTTCTAACAACTTATGACCTACTTCTTTGTGCCTATTCCAATCACCAAGATACGCCACGTTACGGCTTATGGTTGACTGGCTCAGACCTAACTCAGCAGCTATATCTGCCATCCGTATTGGTACAGGATGTTTAGCCACTTTCAATAACACAGCTATGCTTTGCGCCTGCATCTCTGCGTCAACCTCCCTAAACCTTTCTATTACCCTCAACAACTTTAAAGTTGCCTCGTGCGTGTTATCCATCACCCTTAACTCTGCTATTTCTGATTTCAAATCTGCTATTTCAGCCTGTGCATCTTCATATCTAACCCAACCCCCGTTATTAGCAATATGCTTAGTGGTTGTTAAGCAGTATCTATCCATCACCTTTCTCCAGACTTAGAGCCTCTAAAAGCGCGGTTTTGGTTGATTTAAGCACTTCAGCGCACTCAGACCACCCTTTTGCGTCAGAATCCTTTAAAAACTGCTCTGGTATCGCCTTAAACGCGCTTTCAAGCGTACCGAAGTACATATGCCCTACCCAAAAAACTTCGTTTTTGACCACTTTCCTTTTTTGGAGGATGTACTGCCTTTTGTCTGACACAATACGATAGCTCTCATTTATCTTGATTTCCATTGTGACACCTCTTTAATCCAAATAAATATAAATTGTTAACAACGACACCAATGTTATCACGTTGACAAAAAACAAAATATCTCTCGGTTGCGATAAATTTATTTTTAACCAACTTCTTCTTGGGCGAAGGATTTCAAGCGTTGCTAAAAAAACCAATGTTGCCCACCAAAACACCCATAACCAGAATGGCTCTGGTATATGCTCTATAAAGCTCATTTCCTTTTCTCCTAATTATTTTTGTAAATATTTTCTGTACTCGGACGTTAACATAGGTGTTGAGAAAAGTATAGTTTTTTCTGGATGCGTTGTGGGAGTAAGGGTGCAGAAAGAACTGTAGTTTTTTCTAATAGGGTTCGTATTGTGATTGGGTAGGGTGGACTGAATCTGTTTTCGCCACGTTTTTTCGCAAGTCATTGATTTTATTGAAGTTTTTCTAATAAATAATTATTTTTCTTTATATAAAACAATACTTTATATAAAGACAATACTTTATATAAAAATATATCCTATTTAACATAATACTTATTATACGCAATAGTTATATATTACAGATCCACCATACAATAGCATCAATACATGCCTTTAAGTCATCCTAGAGTGGTCGCTGAAAGCCATACAAACATACACCTATACCGCCCTATTAGTATTTTTTATTGTCCAGTATGGGCGATTACAGGCAGTCCAGTGGCGTGTGGTGTGTTTACTATAATGTAAATTTATTAAGATTTTATTATATTATCTATATTATCCAGATTATTTGGGTATTTATACAGTGCTATGTTAGTGACCACTAACCTGCAAACGTATATAGGTAAAGGATTTTATTTTTAAATATATCTAATATATATATACATTATCTATATATATATTTATTATAATCTGTTTTTTATTTTACACTTTTGTTTATTTATTATTAATATATCAAACAATATTTTTACTTTCTTTTTGTGTATGGGTAATGGGGTAATGGGGTAACGAACCTTATATTTCACCCTATTTTTTCACAAAACCCGCGCCACCATTAACTATAAATGATAGTGATCACTAA